GAAGGCCCCTGAAGCCGAAAGGAAGCGCGGAAACAGGAATGTCTTTCGCTTCAACTCGATCGTTCATGATGACTCTGATAAGTTTACTTCTATTCGCGAACTTACCAGAAACCAACAAGCGACGTTCAACCGGATCATCAGAATCGAAATTATAGACCACTTTCTTATCGCCTATCTTCTTGGCGATATAATTCTCTGACTGTGGATCTAAACTTAGCTTAGGATAATACTCTAGGATTTGCGGACTTATATCGTCGTCATCAAATTTACGTAAAACAACATCGAATGTACCGTATGGATTCGATTTGTCAGTCGAAGCTATAATATTTTGAATTGAAACCTTAAAGGAACTATTCGAAACCTCACCGTCTGAGATGCACTCGAAGTGAAATAGATCGTATTCATACTTTCCAAAAGGCTGTGAAATAAACGATGTGGTTTTTGGAGTCTGATATCTCGCGTTGAATTTACCGAATGTATTTAACCATGAACCAGAACCCGATACAACAGCGACGGAAGCTGTCGCGCCAGTTGCGACCCTAGCGATTTCAACGTCGACTGGAAAATCTGCATATAGAAGATGCTTTTTCTCAGCGAAAAGATCTGGATCTGTATTTAGTATTCTTGAAATGTAATTTTCGCTATTTGGATCCAAAGAAGCTGTAAGAGTACGAATTCCTACGAAACCGTCTGTAGAATAAGCAGAGAATGACGGGTCAGAAGAAGAAATTACAATCTTGAACTTTCTATCCGAAAGCCCCGAAGAACCTAAAGACGCTGAGCTATGATTAACGTTACTGTAATTTAAATCATGACTCAAAACTTCTATTCTTGTATTCGCCGCGGCGAAAATCATTCCCCTAACAAGACCCACGCTATTCGGATCAGCATAAGATGGATTGTCTACGAACATCGGCGACGAATAATCGCTGTCCGCCAACACATCGTGCTTAGCCGTAATAAAAACCACAGAACCACTAGCTGTCGACGACATTCCTGTAGCAGGAACGCCTGTAGAACCGCTTATCCAAAACCCAGCGTTCTTTACAGTGCCTTCGTTTTGTGTTGTGATAATGTCGCTTAGTGTAGAATTAGAACCTGCTCCTAATACTCTAACAAAGGTTAGAGAATTTCTGTGTTTTAACCACTCGTTCACTGCGTACGTCGCTGGTTTTTCGACGTCCAATCCACCAAATCTAGACTGGAAATCGTCAAAATTTCCAACTGTGACTGGCACGAATGCGGGTCCCACCTTCGATGTACCTGCAATGCCCACGGGAGTGCCGACTGGTTGCGCGGCCCCCGCTATGAGCTCTATCTCCTGTTCAAAAAATCCAGGAGATCGAAAAGTTTGTTCTGCCATTATGAGCTCCTTAAACGCGTCTGTGCTCTAGATAACTATCTTGCTCAAGTGCATGATTACTACTTTCGACGATTGTCGAGCGCAATCAAGTAAACTTCTTCGCCGCGTGCAGGATTCGAATCGATGACCTGCACGGTAATATTCTTTTTCTCCCCAGTTACTGGGTCGAAATTAAGATCTAAAATCCTATTAGTATTTTTAACTCTCGTAGTCTTGCCAACGAGATTTGTCTTTTTCTTCTTGTTTATGCCAGACTGTGATTCGTTTGCTCTAATCACTGCGTCTTCTATACCATTAGTCCCCATCACATTCCCGTAGTATTCATCTTCAGTAGTCTCTACATCTGATAAAATATATTCGTTAATGTCGCCAGTACCGATATTCGCCGAAGAATTTTCTTTATTTTGCATTTTTGTTTCTATTTCAAAGACGATGTTGGGCGCAGACATATATTTTTTGATTCCGTTTGGTACGCCTGCAGCCTTCGGTAATATTAGATAAGCGGGCACTTCAACAGTCATCGTCGCTTTTATTAAACGTTCTGAGTCGGTATAATCCGAGAAATTGTTATCTTGTGCTATTGTTTGATCGAAGTATGCTACGAACCAGTATCCTTTTTTCGTTTCTATGCGAATCGTACGACCACCAGGTTGTATGTATGAACCCAAAATCGTCTCAAGTATCGTATTTAATTGTTGCACATACTGACACCATATATTCACTTCAAATTTAGCAGTAAAATATTTTGGAGTTGGAATAACCGTAATTTCATAAATATTTTTATCAAGCTTTGGGTACAATAGTCTACCAGAAGATTGCAACCAGTCTTCTTGCTTCTTGCCCATTGAAAATTGTGAATTATTAAGATTCGAAGAATTTATTAAATTTTGATATTCTGCGTCTTCTAGCGATAGTTTCTTTTTTATAATCGTTTCAGGATATCTATCAGACGTCCCAGCCCCTTTCGTCGTTTCGAATTCGAGTCCGTTTCTTGTTATCGAAATCATTGGAAGGATTAACGCGCCATTTTTGTCTCTCAGGGGAGTCGACTTAGAAAGCACTGCGAAGCGTTCTCCAGAAGCGAAAACCACAGGCACTCTACGCTGTTCGCCCGTATCTTTGGATACTTTGTAAAATAACGGTAATTTTTCAGAGAATAATTCAAAAAATGCTCTATCTACGTCTTCTATTCCACAGGAATGTATGGATTCTAACGAATCAGGCGAGTCTTTTTCGTAGCCACTCGGAGTGACGCCAGATACATTTTCTGCCTTCGAATAACGCGTAGCCATTGTCTTACTCGTCTCCGTAGAAAGATGAGCTTACACCATCTTCTGAGACTTTTCTAGGGCCTGTTAGTGGCGAATCAAGCACTCCATTTTCAACCAATTGTCTCTTGTCATTCGTTTCGCCAAGTTCGTTGTTCGTCTCTCCTCTCTGCTGGACGAATACTTTTTGAACCGAATCTGCATCTGTGAAGTGCTCGCCAGTTGGACCAATAGGTTTCTTAGAAATCAATCCTTCTCTAGCGTAACGACCTTCTAACCTCATACCTGTTGTATGTTCTACCTGTCCGAATATTTTCGATATTTTTACAGCCTGAACTATTTCGTAGAATGCAGGACCGTAAGAAAAGAAATCGCCAGCTCTAACTGAGATTCCTTTATCCAACAAATCTCTATAGTGCACAGAGACTTTAACGTTATTTTTCGCATCGACGCCGAAATTGGTAGATGTTTGTTCGTATTCGTTCCACTCGACAAGCGCTTCTATTTCTACAGGTGGATCAAAAACCTTTTCAGTAGCTTCTTGATATAAATCATTAACGTTAGACATGTCTGCTCGAGCTCTATAATAAAAGACCTTCTGACCTGAGACGTCTTTGATGACTTCCTTCGTTAGGTCGCTGATTAAATCGAGCTCTCTCGGAGTAATAAAAAGTCGAGCCATCTAATCCTCCTAACCCACAGTAATGGCTTTTCCAGCCGGTATTGGAATTCCTTTAAGGATTTTCTGTAAATTGTCTTGTTTCGTTGCCTGCTGTTCGATTAATTTATCGTAAGTTAACGAATCTAACATCTCTTTTAATTGCGTCAATAATTTTTCTCTTTCTTCTTTACCTGAATTCACTAAATCGGCACCGTTCAAAGTAAGTTCGCCTCCAGGTATGGGAACGGTCGTAAATTTAGAACGAATTAAACCTAATAATTCTTTACATAATGCTAGCGTGTATTCTCTTACCCACTGGCGTCCAATGGAGTTTACGAAATTATAAGCCAGGTTTCCGAATGGAACATTAGAGAGATTCGATATGCCGTTTATCGTAGAATCGTTAAGAGACGGGTTGAATGGATCGAGTTGAAATCCTACTCTTATGAATAGTCTATTAAACGCTGGATTCGTCGATACCGACGGGGTGGGATATATTCTTATTTTCGTGCCGTGAATAGACCAACTAAAATTAGAACGTCTAACTTTATTTGATATGGACATTTGTCCGCCACGAAGTACGTCCTCGAAAACAGGTAGAACGTAGAAAACTGTTTCTGGCGTAAACGATTCAAAAGAGAATTCGTTATTCAAATAATTGATGGCAGATGTCGTGTCAAAAAAGCGGTAAGCTGCCTGCTGGCTAAAATGGAATACTTCAAGCATTCTCATCTTTCCTCGACCAGGATTTAATGATGAACTGACGACTAAACTGCCATCGAAAGCTTTCAGTTCGGAATATATGTCATAATCCTGCCTTCCAGCCTCCAACTGTATAGAACCTGTTACTGTGTTATAAGAACCACCTAAACCAGCGTAAGAAGCGTACGGCTCGGCCAATCTAAGAGCGTATTCCAGCGTCTCTCTTGGTAATTTTTGTTCTTGACCAGTTAAACTACCCGTAGCCGAACCTAATAAACCCGCTAATTGACTCCTCGCTTGGTATTGATTGATCAAGGAACCGTATTCCAAAAAAGCCTCTTCGAAACACGCCCACACTTGCTTTTTGGTCAATTCGACAGATAGTACGTCATCTCCCAACTTTCTCTTAACAAATGTGACCATCGAATCTGCTTCTGATTGAAATGCCGAATCAGTATCGAAAAATCCAAATG